CAGTAAGATTTCTTGCAGATATTGTGACAAATATACCTTCGTCATCATCACCTTCTTCTGTAAAGAAATCAAAAAACGATCCAGCCCTTGATGCAAAAACACTTTGACGTTTAGATTTACTACCACCAAACCAAAGTCTGCCTTCAAAAAATGTCGCTGTTCTTGGGTATCCTCTTGTATCTGACCATACATCTTCTGATCTAGGCACACCAGCCGTAGTCTGTGTAAATGTTATTGCTTGTGTAGATTTGCCACCTGTTATAAATGCAGAAAACAACTCGTAAGTGCCTGATGAATTACCGTCTAAAGTAATTGTATATTCTCTTGTTCCTGTTCTTGTAACCGTAATGCCATCATCACCAAAAATAGGCATATCTTGTAAATTTTTTCTGATGTTTTCTATTGTTGAAGATTGATCTGTTGACCCCGAATCACCTGCAAAAGTAATATTTTTGCTCAACACACCTTCAACATCTATTTGAAATCTATCACCTATTTGTATATCTGATGGAAATGTCATTACCTGCACTGCTGCGGTAGGTGTTGGACTTAGAGCATCATTAAAATCAAACTGAGGTATATTTAAAAATGGTATGTTGTCAATTTGAAATTCTGTATCAGTAGTATTAATAATACGTTTTGGAAAATGTTCCATGTGGAACATCAACATAACATTTTCGGTTTGTACATCTCTTACATCTTGTACTTCTGTATGTGCAAAAGGTGCAGTCAAAAATGCTACAGGCTGAAAAAATGATACTGTAGTATCTGTAATTCTGTAATATGCAAGATGACCAAATGAATTAGCTCTAACAACTGCACTATAAGTAAGTGTTGGCGTACCTGCTAGTGTACCTGATGATGGTGGTGTTGTAGTCCCAGATATTTTTTCTGCTCTTGCTACGCTGCTAACAACTGATAATACACGATAAGTTGATGAGTTTACTGTATAACTGTTGCCTACTGTTGGTGTTCCAGAACTAATAGTAAATTTATAAACTTCAAAACCCCCTGTTAATACGCTTAAATAATGTCTATCTGACTCTATGCTAAAATCAAATGTTTTTGCTGTAGATGCGGTAGTTGTTTCAAATAAAACATTAAATTCTGTTAAAGATATTACAAGAGTACCTAAATCAACTGTATCAGATGTTGCTCTTGATATTTTAAAATATTTCCAGTTCTGTGAATCTGAAACTTTAAACTTAAATGATTGTGCATCTTTTGTAACTATAATTGTTCCTACAGTAGTTTTTGTTGAAAAATTACTTTCTACTCCTGCAACAACTTCAAAAGTTCCTGTTAATGCTGATGTGGTTGCACCGCCACCAGAAGCAGCTAACTTTATGTCTTTTACTTCTATAAATCTTCCTAAAGAAGATTGACTACTTAAATCATAAGAAATTACCACATATCCGCTAGTATTACTTAATCCAGTTGTAGTAACAAATGTGGTAGATGTATCAAAATCATTTGCATTTGCAGCAGTACCATTATTAGGTGTAGAAATAGTCATTTGCGTTGTAACAAACGGCTGTTGGATATTAGATGCGGTATCTACGTGTTGAGTGCCAGGTCTACGCTTCAAACCACCTTGCGGCACAATAACTACGTTTTCAGCAGTTTGCATACCCTTATAGTATTGATCTATGTCTACTCTTCCTTTTATCAGAGGAGAAAGCTCTCCACTCATAAATGCACTTTGGAAAAACTTAGACATGGGCATGGTTAGCCCCTTACATTAACAAATGGATTACTAGCAATAGGTTGTACGGGGTATTGTTGCGAGTCAGTATATCTAGCCATGCGTGATGCATTGACGTACTGCCTTGCGTTTGCATCCATAGCACCACCGCTATCTCGTATAGAGGGTGCAAAATCCATAGCTAATGCATACTCTATCATCTTACTAAAGTATACAGGCCATGTAGATTCTGGTGCGTTGTAAATGTAATCTACATATAAAGCAGATTTTGTGTTTGTGTATAGCTTGTCACCATACAGATTGTAAGGCACAAGAGGATTTACTCTAATTAAAAATAACATATCAGCAGGTAGTTGATAGATAGACTGCCACTCTGTACCTACTGGGCTATCTACAGTTAAATCAATCTGTGCTTTTTTACGTGCAAAACCCCAAGTAAACTTTGTAAGTTCACTCTGCACAATGTTGTCATAAAGATTGTTAGCTACAGTCTGCGCCCTTGTATTACCATCTAGCGATGTAATGGGTAAGTCACCAATCAAAATTAAAGCATTTGATATTAGCTCTATCTTTGTAGCCATAATTTACCTTTTAAGAAAGGGGGGATAAACCCCCCATTCCATTTGGTTTAGTCACTATCTGTAGCAGATATAGTTGTACCATCTGTGATGTCTATTGCAGTACCTGTGTTGCTATTGCAATAACTAATAGTTACTGCTGGCGTACCGCCAGTTGAAGTTACTAAAAATAAAATATCATTCAACTTAATCTCATCTACCGCACCAAGAAAATAGTTAGCTGCCCTAACTGTTCCTATAGCATCAGCAGATTTGTAGATCCAAACAGCACCAGCATCGCTATTAGCTGTACCAATACGTGCCAAACTTGATCTTGTAAAAGCCATTTTGAATCTCCTTATACGTTATCTTTGTATTCAACTTTTATAATACCGTCAGCATCCCTAACTACTGCGCCAGCTTTCAACATTCCGTTACAAAGGAATGAAGTACGCTCTGGTATGTAATCAATAGATGTTTTCATTTCTATACCAATAGCAAGTCCTACTGCTTCTTTGTGATAGAAATATGAATCAA